CTGAGGGTGCCAGGAAGCGCTCACACAAGAGACGCGGACAATCCCGCTTCTCAGCAGCACACCAGCAGCAACGACGGAACAACCTTCTGGTAAGGCTCCGCTGACCGCAGAAAGTGCATTCGACTTGCACATGCGCATGCTGAAGGAACAAGAGCAGAAGTCTCACCGAGGATTACGCCGGTAAGACTTGTCAGTGAAAGGAGCTAGCCATGCCGAGCCAATTATTCGGCACGAATAGCTTGGGCGGGTTCTTCACCAACAATGAACTCTCGCTCCAGCTACGTATCAAGGCGCAGCCGCTCAAGCGGTTTCGCCAGTTCGTTCAAATCAAGGGAGCCAAGGGAGCACGGCGAGGCAACAAGGTATTTTTCGATAAGTTGCAGCCCGTCGCCGCCGCCGCTTCGACTTCCGGATTGACCGAAACGGCCACCATTCCAGAAACAAACTTCACGATCAACCAGGGCACGCTGACCATTCAGGAATACGCGAACGCCATTGCCTTCACCAATCAGCTAGTTGCACTCTCCGAACTCGATGTTGATAACTCGGTTGTGCAATCGCTGATGAATGACATGGCGATCACGCTTGATTCCGTTGCCGGTGTGCAGTTCCAGAGTGCGGATTTGACGTATGTTTGCACCGTATCGAACAGCGTCAACATCACAACCAATGGAACGGCTTCCACCACAGCCAGCTCCAACCTCAACGGCACCAACTGGCGGGCCATCTGCGACGACATGCGGAAGAAGAATATCCCGTTCTACGATGGGCAGAGCTATGTGGTTATTTGCTCCGTCCAGGCGCTTTCGGGCTTCTTCTCTGATACGCAGACGGGCGGCTTCGTTGACGTTACCAAGTACAGCGACACTCTCTCCGAGTATCTCTATCGCGGAGAAGCGGGGCGCTACTACATGGGACGCTTTGTCGAAGAAACCAACCTGCTTTCAAACGCACCCGGAACGACTCTCACGGCTGGCGAAGCTATTGCAATCGGCTTCGATGCGGTCATGGAAGGCGTAGCGATCCCGGAAGAGTTGCGCGAGAAAGTGCCGACCGACTACGGGCGCTCGCAAGGCATTGCATGGTATGCCTTGCTCGGCTTCCAGAAGATTTGGAACCAGGTAACGGATGGTTCGGAAAGGATTGCCCACATCACTTCCAAGTGATGAAAGCGAAACCTTATGGCATACGATGGAGTACGCAGTTATCTAGGCACTTCCAGCTTGGCAGCCCAAAACGTCGTGATGACGGCTTCCGGTGCAATCGCTCCGGGAACCACCGTTAGCGGCGTTATCGTTGTTGGTGAACCAACCTGGCTCGTAGGTATTACGGGCTACGTGACGGCCACGCCTTCCGCTTTCCCGGCAGGTGTCAAGCCCTACGTAATCGTTGGCACCACAACCTCAACGGGCAACAACGCTTATGCGCAATCTTCTGCTTCCTGCGCGTACAGCACTTTCAGTCCTCCGATTGCCCTACCGGGCAACTCGGGTATCACCCTTGGCCTTGTGGCTACGGGCACGGCCAACGCTACACAAACACTTGGCGGGACTTCGTTCCTTCTGAGCGTAGCGCCACAATTCACTTAAAAATCGGAGCGGCTTGTGAACCAAAACGGAGAACTCAAGAAGTTCAACGCTAAAGTTTCGGGCCGCTCTTCCATTGTCAATGGGGCAAAGTACAGCCGGGGATTCATTATCCGTCCCGAGCAGATTCTTTCGCTTTTCCATGACACGCAACCTGGAATCCCACTGCCAAAAGATGCCGAGTTCAAGGGTATTGGCATTGAGGATGCCGGGATTGACTCGCAGATTCAGTTCTTCTTTACCTCCATCAGTAATCCATCCATGCACTGTTTTTCCCTGAAGCCTAACCAGTTCTTTGCAATGTTGGTGCAACTGGCGGACGGGTTGTTGCCACTTGATTCCGAGCTTGACGGTATCGAAGTCAGTTCCAAGTTCACGATGATTATGCTGCGGGTAAATTCGAGCCATTGGCCCGCTCCCATGAGCAAACAAATCCCTCTTTACCATTTGAGATACGACTTGGGCCGTTTGGTGCTTGTAGACCCCATCAAGATACTTGAAGGCGAAAGGAGAATAAGAATCCAATAATGTGGCGCGAGGATTTAAGCGAAGGCAACGAAACAAGGAAGATCAAAGACAGGCTGACGCCTTTCATATTCGGGCATGGACTGGACTTGGGTTGTGGCTGCTGGAAGCTGAAGGTAGAAAAGACGCCTTCCTATAGCTGTCTTGGGATTGATGGCGGTCACTCCATGATGGCCTGCAAAGAAGCGGATATTATCGCTGACGTTGCCAATCTTACGATGCTCACGAATGAGTCGTTTGACTACGTGTATTCAAGCCACACGCTGGAGGACATGCCCTACCATGAGGCAGTTCTTAGGGAATGGTGGAGGCTCATCAAGCCTGGAGGAAATCTAATCCTCTATCTGCCACTGACCCGCAAAGTGGCAAAGGAGATGGGGCGCGATGACTGGGAAAGATTCTATCCCAACATCGGGGAAAAGGGAGCCAACGTCTGCCACCAACGGGATTTCAACCCACAGGAAATCAGGGATGCGATAGCCAAGATCGGCCATGCCGAGATTTTGGCCGATGAGATACGGGGAGAAAAGGATGAGTATTCCTTCTTTCAGGTTTACCGCAAGCTGGCTTCGGGAAATTCTCCAGTCAAAGGGATTGCAGCAGGAGTTGAAGGAAAGCGTGCGCTCGTCGTGCGATATGGAGCCATTGGAGATTTTATCCAAACGATGCCTGTGCTCAAAAAGCTCAAATCAGAGGGATATCACGTCACCCTTAACTGCTCTGAAGTAGGCCGCGAGGTCACAAAGTACTGTCCCTATGTCGATGAGATAGCCGTCCAGATTAAAGACCATGTAGAGAACAAGGGTATTGGTACCGGGCCATTGTGGGAGTACTGGAATGAGCTAGGCTCGAAATACGACAAGTTTGTAAACCTAACTGGCTCGGCGGAAGAAACGCTGCTAATTCCAGACTCTCGCATGCTGATGATGATAAAGCAGATTGGCGAGAAGCATCCTGAGCTGACTGAGGAAAGCAAAGTCTATAACGCTATCCGGGCCATCCGTGCCCAGGTAGGCGATACAAACTACTATGACAACCATCTAGCCAAAGCGGGTTACGCAGATCGGGGAATGAATGGCGAGCTTTTCTTTTCCGAACAAGAAGAAATCATGGCTCAGGGTTTCAGGGACCGCTATCCTGGGCGATTCATTGTCATGTGGTGTCTCAGCGGGTCCAGCTACCATAAACGCTACCCTTATTTTCAACAGATCGCGCAAGAGTTGGTTATCAAAAATCCCGACATACTTCTCATTAGTGTTGGAGACCCGGAATGCGCCTTGCTGGAGCGTTCGGAGTCTAATCGTTACTTACCGCGTGCAGGCAGGTGGCAACTAAGAACTTCAATGGTGATGACGAAGTACGTTGACCTGGTAATCGGCCCTGAAACGGGAATTCTCAACGCGGCGGGATGCTTTCCAACGCCCAAGATTACCTTCCTGTCCCATTCTAGCCATGAAAACCTATGCAAGTACTGGGAGAATGACTACTGTGTCCATCCAGATACAAATGATGTTTTCTGCCATCCCTGCCACGTCCTGCATTACATCCATGCGGTTAATGGCGAGTGCCCTACCTGCAAGGGTACGGCGCACGAAATAAAGGGCGAAGGAATTCCCAAAGGTATGGGCGGGATGTGGACTTGTCCCTACGAAGTAGTGCCGGGTTCGGTTGATGAGCGCGGAGTAGGGGTTCCTTCGCCTCTCTGCACTACCAGGCTCAAGCCCCAGAAGGTGCTGGCACGCATTAACGAAGTCTACGAGAAGTGGAAATCCAACCGTGAGCGAATCTCTTAATCTAGGAACCATTCGTTCTCAGGTTGAAACGTATTTGATGAATACGTCCTCCGATCCGAACTCACTTTCATGGTCTGTGGCTGAAATCAACGGTTACATCAATGAGGGTGTGCTTTATACGCAGCAGGTAACAGAGTTCTTGCAGAAGTTCAGCAACGTGGTTTGTACTTCCTCCGTCTCAACCTATACAGGGCCGCCTGATGCTTACCAGTATGTGCGGTTTACTTGGGATAGGGATTTCCTGCCACAGACAAATGAATACGAACTGGACCGCGATGATCCTAGCTGGCGGCAAGCAGTACCTAATAAAAATCCTTACAGGTTCTACTTCCCGCAGATGGGCCAGCAATTCCAGATTGCGCCTTATCCCACACCGGCTCAGGATGGATTCCAATATGCTCCCTTCTCGCAAGAAACGGGAGTTGTCACGGCCTTTCTGCTGGCTGATGGGGTGACACCGGATAACGGCTATGCCTTCTCGCAGGAATTGGGAATTGTCATTGGCGTAGCTGACACGAACGGAGCCATCATCATCTTCAGGCCGGATGTGGTAGAAAATCCCTTTACAACTACCTCGCAGGAGTTCGGAGAACTGATTCTCTATTCCACCGATGAACTCAATATCGGCGTTGCGTATGTCGCCTACCCGGACACGATGGTTCTGGATATAGACACCCCACAGCTTCCTATCCAATGCCACTTTGCTCTGGTTCTCTACGCGTTGATGAAATGCTTTGTGCGGGAGGGTGAGTTCCAGGACTTGCAGTTGGCGCAAGGATGGTTTGCAGCCTACGGCGATTGGATGGAATCGGTACTTGAAAATAAGGCGCGTTGGTGGGCTACCAGAGTTCGTTCTTTGGAACCTTTCGAGAATGGAAGCCTGTTCGCCAAGAGACTCAATGCGATCGGCTACCCGATGCAGATTGATTTGCAGCCAAGCTACTGATGATACAGAACTATGCCCTACAGGATTTCCTAACCGAAGTAAAGTTAAGGCTCAACGAGAACTCGAATGATGGCCTGTGGTCTACGCCTGAGCTAACAAACTACATCAATCACGCCTACCTGAAAGTGGTGATGGATTCCCGCATCCTGCTTACAGATGTTCCGATCTCGGTAGCCGCCAATGTTTCCTACTATAACTTTCCAGCCGACATGCTCACGCCGCACTATATGTATGGGCCTGCCATCTGGGGCAATTTGCGGCTATTCCCTTCGTTTCTGCTTTCGCTCGATAAGCAATATGGCGGCATGTACGAGTGGGAGAAGGACAGTTCCAACCAATCGCAGGGGTTTGTGCCGTTCAGCTACAACCAGTTTATTCTCTGGCCAGCGCCATCGCTCGCAACCAATGTAACGCTTCACTACGTTCCGCTACCTACGAACATGTTCAACAACACGGATACTACAGCGCTTCCCTTGATTGCCCAACGCCTCATTTCTATACAGGCTTCCTATCTGGCGATGCTCAAGAGCGACATGCAAAAGGCCAATAATTTTAAAAACGAGTACAAGCAACGGCTGACTTCCGTGCTCGAATTGACCCGCCACCAGATGCAGGACAGGCCAACGGTTTTAGTTCCAGGCCGCAGCTTTGACCGCTCGCAGGCCAACCCATCAGTAAGAGCATTCAGGAATTCGAGGCGTTACTACAATGGCTAGGATTATCACCAAAGGCTTGATTGGCATGGAAGATTTGAACGCAGGGAGCGGAACATTCACCCGCGCCACTTCGACAGGCGGAACACAGACTATGACGCTGGTTCCGTTGTTTACCGGCACAGGTGTTCCCGTCCTGGCCGTGGGGCAGGGATGTATTTTCCTGAGAACTGACGGAGCACCAGGGACCACGCTTTACCTTAAAAGCAGCGGTGGTTCAACAACGTCTGGGTGGGTAGCGATAGCTTGAGCGAGGAGAAGATACTTTCAGATTTCTCTGGGGGCATGAGTACTTTAGCAGGAGTAGATAAGCTTGACCCCAAGGAATGCCTGCTGGCTCAGAATTGCCGCTTGGATGTAACTGGCGACATCCAGAGCGCGGGAGCCTATACGGTACAGAATACCGCTTCCTATGCCGACAGTTTGGGAAATACTGCCATCCATTCCTTGTTTCTGAATCCTTCGCTTGGCGGCATTGCGGGAGTTGGGCAGGACGTATTTACTGGTCCCACGTTGGGAAATATGTCCGCTAAACTCGTTGGCCAGAATCCCAACCAGCAGAAGATGTCCTTTGAATCGGCTCCCGGACGAATCTATTTTGATGTTGGAAGTGTCGGCTACTGGACCGACATGAATAATCTCCTACTTGTGGATTGGGCACCCCCAGCCTCAGCGGGAGGCGGAACGACAGGCCCCACGCGGGTACAGACTGGAAGCGCAACGGGAGCACTGGGGCAGCCTTGGGTATCGCCATCGGGCATCGCATCCCCTAGTTCATACGCTACCGTTACTCTGATTACAGAAGTTTCAACCAGCGCACAATTACTAGCTCTGAATCCAGGCTTCGCTTTGGGAACCTCAGCGATTCTCGGAGTAACCGTAAACGTAGATTACAACATGGGCCTAGACCACGGATTCCAGACGGCGGGCTTTGTTAACGCAACTCTATATGTCAATGGAACTCCCACGGGCCAGACCAAAAACGTAAACATTCATTCCGGCACTGGAACTGTACAGTTCGGAAACTCTTCTTCCTTGTGGGGCCTATCGCTCACACCGGCGCAGATCAATGCAGCTAATTTTGGAGTGCAATTCACGGCCAGCGCCATTGCGACTGTTTTGGTTAACATCTCTCTGAAAAATTGTCGTTTTACCATTACCCAGTTTGCATCCGGCACAGTCGCTGCCCCAGCGGGCGTAGGCACACTAACCGGAACCTATAGTTGGAAAGTCACCTTTGTTGCTGCCAACGGAGAAGAGAGCGATGGAAGTTCTCCCACAAACACTTCCACCCTTTCCAGCCAGTATGGAACGCTTACCGCAATCCCAATTGGAGATGCGCGGACAACCGGCAGGAACATTTACCGCAAGGGATATGCAGCGAACACAGGGCTGACGCTCTACTACTTGGTGGGCAGCCTTCAGGATAATCTATCCACAACCTTCCTCGACAATGTTACGGACATCGCGGCGCTCACTGAAGGCGTCATTCTGGCTGGAGATGTTCCTGGAGACTTCCCGAATACCAGGCTTGGCAACCAGCAGGTTCGATTCCCTTGCTATCACTATGACCGTCTATTCTGGATAAACCAGACCCAGCCGAATCAAATCATCTGGTCTAAGCCGCTGGATGCTTTTGCCTATCCGGTAGTGAATGCCTTTGATGTTGGAGATTCAAAGCCCATCAGCAGGATTGTGTCCATCTTCGGTGAGCTAATCATCATCAAGACGGATTCCATCTGGAGGCTGACTGGTACCGATGAAAGCTCGTTCGATCTCAGCCAGACACCTTCCTCAGTTGGAACAGATGAGCCGTTCACAGTAGAGGCATTGCCGGACAAGGTTATCTTCGCCAACCGCTACGGGCTGTGGGGATTCAATGGCTATACCAGCCAGCCGCTGACTACAAAGCTGGACCCGTGGTTTAAGCAGTTGGATTTAAGCGGAACTGTCATTGGAGGGTATTTCCCTCCACCCAATATCCTTGACCCACAGATACCAACCGTCTTTGAAGGCATCGGCAACAGCGAGAAGTACTACTTCGCGTATGCCGACATTTTCCACACTGTGAACAACATGATGCTGCTGTTCGATGTGAAGCACGGCAACATCACGTCCCGGATTCCTTCAGGATTCAACCAGCTTTCTCTGACCATAGACCCGGTTACAGGTTTCGTTTATAGAGGCGATGATGTTGGATTCATACATCTCTACGATGATTGGACTGCGGCTGATGGCAATGGGCTTCCTGTTCTTTTCGATTTCCAGCACGGCTATCAGGATTTCCAGCGAGGGTCTAACAAGGCATTGTGGGCCTTGGAATTTTATCTCAACACCAACGGCCAATCGCTGACACCCACTGTTTACTACGATGGAGGAAATAGCAGCGAAGTATTGCCAGCGATCTCAACTACTGGCCTGCAAAGGGTTGTCCGTCCAGTTCAATCAACCGCTTCCCGCAAGATGCAGAATTTCTCCTGGAGACTGAAAGGAATGCTTACGAACGTCAATGTAAGCGGTTTGCCACAGATAAAGATTGTGCATGTGAAGGCACTCTATGATTTGCGTACAGGCCGAGCAAGGACGGGGCAGACATGAGGCGAGGGAATGTGTATCGCCTACCCGTCCCTCCCAAACTATCCGGGAGGCTCACAGATACGGAAGGCGATTCCAAGATTATCAGTGAGCACCTAGCGACAATGACCACCATCATCAATCAGGCGCTTCAGAGTTTTCAGGGCAGACTCAATACGATTCAGCAGGTACAGGCAAGGACGCCGCAAAATGTAAGCGGCTTAATCGTTACAGGGAAGCAGGGGCTATTCCATCTCGTCTGGAACAAGATAGCGAATGTCGATGGGTATGTGATTACGCAGGCTTCCGATACCGCAATGGTGAAATTGATTGGACGGTACAACATTCCCGATGGAGAGCAGGTCAGCTATCAAATCCCGGTGGGAAACGTAGCGGTAACGAGTTCCTTCCAGGTCTACGCTTATCAAGGGCAGCAGTATAGCCAGCCATCCTCAACAGTCACGGCCACAACGCTTACTTATTCCACATCCGAGGCTGCGCCACCTACTCCGGCTATCGCTCCACGCCAGCCAAAGCTTGTACCCGTGAGGAGTGGTCCTAATCTTCCATGAGTAGCGTGCCGATTATCTCTGCCTTACCGCAATTTGGGGGAGGGCAGGGAACTTCGCAGGATCAACTTGCTTCTTCCAGTCCCGTCTATCAGGCGTTGCTCGCTCAGACTGGCGGAGACCTGCATAACGTAAATGCTCTGGCAGCTTCACAACCCGGATTTGGGCAGGCGCTCTCGCTGATGAGTCCTGGTGGTGGATTAAATCCCGCACAGGCTAATCAATTTGGCCCCTTGTTCGGTTTACTCATGTCGCTATATGGGCAACAGACGCCCGGAAGCGGAGGGCAATAATGGGCTTTTTAGGTGGAATCCTTAGCGGTCTACTTGGCGGCATTTCGGGGGCATCTAATCCACGTCCACCCTCGCTCAACCCTGCTCAGACCGGAGCACTCAACAATCTTTTAGGTCCAGGTAGCAACCTCAGCAAGCTGGCCTATGGTACTCCACAAGCCGATCCGCTCCAGCAGGCACAGCTCTACGGTCAGAATGCTCAATCGCTCACCGGAGCCAACAATCAGGCTACTCATGCCCTTGTTTCTCGTGGGTTGGGACGTTCTGGATTGCTTGGACAAGCGCTGATGCAGAACTCCAATCAATCGCAAGTCAATCAGGGAAACATCAATTTGAGCTTGGAGCAACAGGCTATCCAGCGCCAGCAGCAGGCTTGGCAGACTATCGCCCAGCTCTTAAACATTGGTGCGACTCCGGGTCAAAGTGGATTTGGCGGGTTTATGGCGGGAGTAGCGCCGATTGCAGCCTACTCGATTCAGAACGGCCTGAACAGCCGAATCAATAATCAAGTAGGACCTACGCCGCCGTTTATTGGCCAGACATGGCAAGGGCCGGGAGGAACCTGATGCCCGTAAACACTGACATCCGAATACCGTTTATCCCACAAGAGGGAATCACCAGCCAAATCTTGTCTGCGATTCAGCTTGCCAATGAGCATCACCACCAGACGATGCAGGAGCAGTTGGGGCAACAGCAGGCCAATACGCAACAGGCAGCGCAACAATCACAAGCAGGGTTACAGGGAGCACAGACTCAACAAATTCAAGCTGGCCTATCCGCTGGGCTGCCACAAGCAGAGGCGGATTATAAAACGGCCGTCGCCCAGCATGAAAAACTGGCTTCGCAATACGAAGAAGAAATGCATCCTCTGAACAAAGCCATGTTGGAGACGCAGCTACAGAATGCCCAAGCGGACATAAAGAAAAAAGAAACACTTTTGAAGTTAATGACCATGACGCAGGGTCCGCAGATGTTTGACCAGCAGGTTGATTCAGTGGTCCCTCTAGACAAATATCCAGAGCTTAACCAGCGCACAAAGGTCCTTGCCCATAATGCTTTGCAGATTGGCGATCTGGAAGGTGCTCGCAAGGTAATCGACAAAGCCAGCGATGACATATCGGCCATCGAAAAAGAAACCAATCCCAAGGTAATCCAGGCCCATGCTACTCAGGCTGCACAGACCGCCATTGCTGTAGAACGGGCGCATCAAGCCATGTATCCAGCGGCCCTTGCTGGCGTAACTCCACAGCTAATCAAGCCAGCGACGGATGATGCTACGAAGGCAGACCAATCTTTTACCCAAGCCCAGCAAGCCGGAAATGAAATGCACGACATGGTGCAGATGGCCAAAAAGGGAAACACGGTAGCTTATGCCTATTCGCCGGTAACGGGAGTTCTCCAAATTAACGTAGCTGGCCAGATTAAGCGCATGAACCTGCCGGAAATTGAAACCTATGGTGCGGCTGGAAGCGCACTGGACCGCATTACTGGATACCTCGGCAAGCAATCGATGGGCGCATCTATTCCTGACAACGTGCTGAACGATATGGATTCAGTTTCACAGATGGTGACAAAGGGTGCGCGAGAAAAGTACGAAGCGGACATCAAGGGAATCAATGAGCGCTACGGCGCGAAGTTCAACGCTATGCCTTCGGTGAAAATCAAAGGAAGCGAATCGGAAGTTCCAGCAAGGCCAAAGGGTGTTCCTGAAAACGCTACATGGAATCCTGAGAACAGAACGTGGACAGCGCCTGAATAATGCCCACCACTTGGGATGAAAATGGAAATGTAGTCAAGACTGCCCAAAAATCTTGGGATGAGCACGGCAATCCCATTCAGGCCCAGGATTTATCCAAGCAGCCCATCACACCAAGAGAGGGTGAATCTTTCGAGCAGACCATGAATCGGGCGGTAGAGGCTGGGAAGAAAGTCACTCCAGAACAGCTAGCAGCCTCGCAGCATGAAGCACTCCGCAAGGTTCCAACTGTTCTAGGAGCATCACTTTTTGCCGCTCCTGCCTTACTAGGGGCTTCTGTCATAGGCCCAGAGGCTGCCAGTGGTGCCGCTGGTGGCGGCATTCTTGGCGGGGTTGCAGGTGGCGCAACGGCAGGTTTGGGAAGCGGGCTAATCGAGACAGGCCTACATGCCGCTGCTGGCGAATCACCATTCAACATGGAGACTGGAAAGAATCTTCTGGAATCTACCGTCACAGGTGGATTGGCTGGTGGAGCTGGGGGATTATTCGAGAAAGTTGCAGGCTCCTTATTCACGGGGAAACTGGCCAGAGGGATGGTCAATTCTTCCGTAGGAGCTACTACGCGAGATGTCACCTACGGCAATCCAGCCGTAGCGATGATTAAAGAGGGAATCAATAGTCCCATTACGGGAGATTTGGAAGCCTACAAAGCGGCCTTACGGCTTGGTGCTGACCCAGAAAAAGCTCTTATAGCCGCCGGCGGAAGAACGGCTCAGGTATCACAGAAAGTTCAGGAACTCGCTCCGCAACTTGAAAAAGTCCTAGGTCAATCCCAGACGCCCATCAAGGTGAAGGACATCATAGACAAGCCCTTGATGAAGGCATGGGAGCAAATCGTTAATGACCCGGCAATTACAAAAGCTGAAAAAGATGCTGCTACATCGCAAATAGGAGCTTTGCAGGCTTCGCTAAAAGAAGGATTAGGCGAGACAGTTACTCCCTTGCAGGCCAATCAAATCAAGCAAGCTATCGGCAATCGAATCAACTGGGCCGGAAATGTGGCCGTAGCTGATGACGTGAAACCCGCCTACAGGCAAGTCTACGGCTCCATCAAGCAGGCCGTGAATAAGGCTGTTCCAGAAAGCGCCGAACTGAACGAACGACTAACAAATCTACTTGCCGCACAGACTGATCTTGAAAAGCTTATGAAGGCGGAAGAAGCAGGCATGGGTAAGGGCGCTCTTGGTTCAGCCGTTACCGGAATTGCTCGCAGGTTTGAAGCTGTGGCTGGACGTGGCATCCCGGCAGTCAATGATCTCGTTCCTCAGAATATTGGTGCGAAGGCCGGATTGGGAGCTTCCATCATGGAACAGCTTATGGCCAAGGGTAGGCAGTTACCACAGGTTGCCCCTAATCAACCTGGAGAACCGTTTCACCCGAATCAGGGGGTTCAATGATTAAACGCTTTCTGCTATTGGAACTCATCCTCTTGCTGGTATGCGGCGTCTGCTTTGCCCAGCAGCCCTCGGCCTATCCCGTCCAGCTCATTACCTATCCACATGCTCCGTTTGGTCCCTGCGATGTCTACCAGGTTGCGATGGATGTATCTACGACGACTTATTATTCTTGCAACACGCTCACTCGCCCGCATACATGGACGCCATTCACGGGAAGTATCTCTTCCGTGCTGCCTGACATTCCCATCGCCTTTTCTTCCGGCATGGCTTTCAATGGCTCATCGAGCGCCAACTACAGCGTCACACTTACCGGAAATGTCACCTTCTCAAGCATTACAGGAACTCCTATAAACGGCAATCTTATGGGTTTTCACATCTGCCAATCGGGAGGCCCTTGGACATTCTCTTGGCCTGGAAACTTCCTCAATACAACTGCTATCCAGACAACGGGCTGCACAGATGCAACTTACAAGTTCAATGGAACGAATTGGAGCCAGCTTATCCAGCCCGCTGGCGGTGGTGGCGGTGGTGGTGCATGTTCAGCTTCTGGCTCACAGGGAACCATTCAGGCAGCGGGAACGGCAGGCGCTTGCCAGACAACGAACCTAGCTGAGACTGCTGGTAATCTGGCTGTGGGCGACAATACCGCTATCACGGGAACTTTATCGGCAACTGGGAGCGCCAGCCTAGCCAGCTCTCTTACTGTCGGCGGTGATCAGACAAATCGTGGACCGAATCCGGGTGTGGATATTCGGAGTTTCGGTGCGAGGGCCATCAGCCCCAATGCCATCCCCGCCAGCACCGGCACGATCAATAGCGCCTCACCCACGCTTACGGTGGCCAGCGCTTCCACCTTCGTAAAAAATGACGGCATCGCGGTAGTTGGTGCTGGTGCGGCTATCACAGCAACCACTCCAACCTCACCCACGGTTACGCCCTCTTGCGCCACTCAACCCACAGGGCTGGGCTATACGACTCCCGCTGGTGCTGGCTCGACATCCTACTCTTATTCCATCTCTGCTTATGACACTGGGCGCGGCTACACGGCTGCCTCTGCCAACGGCACAACTTCGACCGGCAACGCTTCGCTCGGGGCCAACAACACGGCTTGGACTAGCAGCGCCAGCGGCTCAGGAAACACCTTCACAGCCACGGTAGGCTCGACTGCCAACCTTGCGGCTGGCTGCCTCGTGTTACTCAAGGGCGGCACGAATGACGCGGAGTTCGGCGGCTGGAAGATTATCGCTTCCATCGTTGACGGAACGCACTTCACCTACAACTCGGGCGTAGATGCAGCGCGGGGCATCTCCACAACGACAGCGACAGGCGGAACGGTCTATTTCTGGCTGTGCAACCACCTCGTTCTGCCAGCACCCACGGGCAACGGCTCGCAATACCTAATCTTCGGACGTACCGCTGGCTCAATGGCGCGGGTAGGAATCAGCCTCATCGCCAATCTAGGACTCACCGATTCCGTCTACAACACTTGGGACGATTATGGCTCGCCCATGATGGACAACACTTCTTGGCCCTGGTGGTCGCCTTCAACGCCTCCCGGCGCGGCTGTGAACGATATGCTCGTGACCACGATTACGAACATCTCAGGGACTACCTTCACGCTGGCTGACAACGCGGTGACGAGCGTAACGACTTCGCCTGTGCAGTTCGATGACGTTCCGGCTATCAAGGCGGCTCTTGCAGCCTCGAATACAGGCAACACAGGCGGCGGCGGAACGATTCACTTTCCAGCGATCTTGCGAAACAGCGGAACAGGCATTTCCTGCTATCTCATCAGTAGCTACCTCGTGGCCAGCGTTCAGGCCATGTACGCGGACAGCCAGATTTGCTTCAGCGAAACGATGGAGCTGAACGGCAACCTCTACGGAACAGATGCCGATGCCATCAGCATGAGCAATCCCAGCTTCGGAATCCGAAGTCACACGGCGATGGTGGGCCACGGCGCAAACCCGATGATTTACCTGAAGGGCGGCAGCGTCAACAAAGTGCTGATGTCGCTGTTCGGGCAGAACGGCGGAATTGAAATCTTCTATAAGAACGGCAATGCAATGGCGGTGCTGGATGAAGTGACATTCACCGACAGCAACAGCACAGGCTACATGAACATTGCGTTTTACGATTACGAGACTGTCGCTTCTGGGGGATTTGGCGGTGACATTCGCCGCTGCTCGTTCGTCATGGGGCCAACGCAGGTGGACGGCTCAACCTCCACGCCGCAATTCGTTAGCAAGTTCAATACGCTTTGGAACCTCAGCTACAGCTCTTGGAACAGGCGCGGAGCCTACTTCCTGCCTCATCTTTCCGGACTAACTGGCCGCTTCCACATGGGCGAGGAAATCCAGGGCAACATCACGCCTGTAGTGATGGTATCCAATGCTGAGAATGCGGGAAATGTTGGCGGGTTTTTCACCTTGCAGAATATGTTTATTGATACTGGGGGTCATGCGACATTGGCGAACCTCACTCCCAATTCCAAAGGATTGGGAGGAACTTTCGTAATTGACAGCGCCAACCTGCCCAGCGCGGGAGCGTTGATTACGGGTAATCCTTTTGTTGGCACGGTGACGCTGCTAAACGTGGCCGATGCCAACGGATTGAGCTATGTAGCGATTGGGCAGAACAAAAACGTAATCCACATGGGCACGCCCAACGGCAATAGGCCGGGAATCTTCGCTCCCAGCTACGGCCAAAGCCTGGTGTCCTACTCAGCGAATCACACGCTGGCGCTCGACGAAGGCATCGTCATCGGCACAGGCACGCCCATGACCTTCACGCTTCCCCATGCAATTCGTGGGCAAAGCTGGCAGGTATTCAACAACTCGGGCGGAACGGAAACGCTGGCGATTGATTCCGGCACCTTGCACGGCAACGGGGCAACAGGAAGCATCACGATCCCAGCTAACAGCGGACTACTCGCTAGCTGCGATGGCACAGACTGCGAGGCTCTGGGACTTGGTAGCGGAGGCGGTGGAGGTGGCTGCTCTCCGGGCGGCACGGTCAATGCTACCCAGTACAACAACGGTGCTGGCGGCTGCGCTGGTTTGAATGCTCCCGTTGTGGCTGGCGATTACATTCTCCACTATCCCACGCCCACAACAACTCCCGTGGCTCCTGCTCGTGATCTGGCCGGAATCCCCATCAATCCCCAGACTGGCACGACCTACACGGAAGGCTCCGCAAACTACCAATGCGACCGCGGCTTCCTAGTGACAGCCAGCAACGCAGGCGCACAGACTTACACGATGCTCAACCCCTCCACGGCTTGCGCCAGCCAGAATTTCTTCAACGTGCTCAAAAACATTGGCACGAACAAGGTCACTGAAACGGCGAGCGGGTTTACTGTCAATGGCGGAGCATCTTTAGTTACTCCGCAAAACTGGACACGATTTCTATGGTCAGACGGTGTGAACTACACCGCTTCACGCTTTCCAGATTTCAGCGCCTTTCCTTCCTGCGTTGGCGCGGGAAACGCCATCCAATTCGACCCAACGGCCATACCACCGATTAGTTGCGGTTCATCGGCTTCCGGCGTTTCTAGCTTCTCAGGCGATGCCGGCGGAGTGGTATCTAATTCACTTTCTGCGGGTGCCGTGGTGCTGACGTTCACCAATGCTCCAGCCCACAAATATCTCGGCAACAACACGGGAACTCCAGCGGCACCTGCGTACTTCAACATCGTAGATGCTGACTTGACGGCTGCCAGCCACGCGGCTCTGTTCAACGCTGCGAACACATGGACAGGCTTACAGGACTTCTCGGGAGCAACTTGGAAAATACCAACAGGCGCAGGCTTCACGGCTGGCGCAACCTCCATGCTCGGTTACGACTCCACAGCCAAGATTCCCCACTGCTACGTGAACAATGCTGATGGACTTTGCGCGACAACTACCACTACTTCCACTACGGTAACGCAAATACTCCACGCCACGGCGACAGCGGGAATCTATGCTCCCAGCGCCATCGTTAGCGCCGATTTGCCTTCTAGCGCAGCCCTTGCAGGCTCGCCCACCACCACCACGCAATCCGCCAAAGATAATTCCACAAAGATTGCCACTACGGCTTATGTAGACGCTCCCACAGGGCTGACCGCTGGTACGAGCGTAACGCTCACGGCTCCCCGGCAGTATTTCATCTGTACAGGCACCTGCACGATCACCGTTCCAGTCCCAGCGGCAGGCTACGAGTTCTGCATAATGAACGATGACAACGTGGCGACAGTAATCACGCTCTCCGCTATCGGCTCATCGGCTCGCTATGAGAACACGGCTCGCACAGCTTACGGCACGGCGGGAACGGGAACCTTCATCTCTGGCGGAGCGGTGGGCGACAAGGTTTGCCTGCTGGGCCGCGACTCGACCCACTATCTGACTGCTTCCTTCACGGGCACATGGACAGCAAACTGACCCGGCTTTTATTGCTTCTAGTTTTTGCTCTGCCTGTTCACGGGCAGATGCTTCAGAGCATCGTGAATGCCAAGGCTGCTGGCGGCAGCTTTTCGAGCATGACGCTCATCGGAGCCACAACTACCTGCCCCAGCTCTGGCACCACTTGCACGGTTGGTATCAGCCCGAACATCTCCGCTGGACAGGCTGTTATTGCTTGCGCCTACGACCATTCGGGCAACGACATCTGGCTAGCCTCTACGGACAATAGCGGCACGGCTGTCCAGGTGCTTGGCGCTTTCAACTGGAGCAATCCGAGCACGGCTCTAGGACTGCATTCCTGCCTGCTGATTATGAATGCCGGGGCAGAGAGCACGAACATCGTTTTCACCTTTAGCGGAACGCAAACGAATCCTAATGCTATTGCAGTTTGGGCTGGTACCTATACAGGCACTCCGGCCCTTGACGGAGCGAACAGTTTTCTGCAAGCAAGCTCCTCCACTTCAAACGGCACGACTTTTACGCCGTCCTCTGGCAGCGATACGGCAGTTATGCGGGTTGTCGCCTTTCAGAATATCAGTTCATTCACGGGCATGACTGCGGACGCAACAGGAACGCACTTTGGCTCTGGCCACAATCTCAGTTTCTCAGGTGCTTTGACCCCATCGGCCACGCTGGCTGCTTCCGCTTCCTTCGTAGTGAATCAGGAAATCTATCTGGGCTACAACGTCACAGCTCCGCTTACGCAAGCTGTACAGATGTTCGGCGGAACGAATGGAGTAAGTCCCAGCGCTTCCACGTTGGCATCGGGAACCTTTGGCTATTCAGGCTGCGCTTGGGCGGGAGGGTCACATTCGACGGATTTCACTTACTCTACAGCGGCTTCGATGACCTTGCAGAACGCCACGGGCCGCTTGATAGATGGCAGCAACACCACCGATTCAACCACTACCGGATTGAGCTACGCCACTGGAAATGGCAACAGCATCATGTTTTGCGGCCAGCAAGGGCACCCGTTCACATCCGCACGTTCCGTGACCGCTGGAGTGTGGATACAAACGAATCACTCGCTGTCACTCGCTGAGAATGACGACACAATGGGGCTTGCGGGTATCAGCACGGACTTTGCACTCGCCCAATCCGTCCAGACCGCTGGCGCACGGTCATGGTCCTTTGAATGCCCCAGCATCCCCAGCACACAGTTCATCACAGGGCTTTCGCTCAACACCCAATACTGGGTAGAGATGTATTACAACGCGGTGGCACCTGCCGCCAATCTCACGCTCACTGCCGCTGCCAACGCATCAGGCGGGAACACGGTCTATACCGGAACCATCACGGGCGGCGGATCGAACGCCCTTGTAGGAAACTACTACTACATCAACACCTTCACGAATGCAGCGAACAATGGCGGCCCTTTCATCGCCACGGCTTCTACGACTACGACTCTCACGCTAGCCAACGCTTCCGGTGTAGCTGAAACCCATGCTGGCAACGCAGCGCAGACAGACTCGGCAGGCAAGGCAGGACTCCACACGATGAAAGTCTACAACAATGCGAATCCTCCGGGCTTGCTCGGGCAGGCATCGTGCCCAGCGCAAGGGCAGGCGGCGGAGTGGGCCTTTGTCGGCAATGCCAACATCGCTGGGTCGGCTGGCTACCACTACTACTTTGACGGCTGGAAGATTTCCTTTGATGGGTCGGACCTTCTACCATGAAAAAACTGCTGATTCTCGCATTCTCCTGTCTGGCGTTCGCCGGAACTATCCACGCCCAATGCGCCGGAACCACAACCTGCGGCCCGATTAACGGCGACCAAGCAAGCGTGTCGGCGGCACTGAACAGCGTGAATCTGGAGAACACAACCATCACGATTAACTCAGGTACTTGGCACTGGACAACTGGCATCAATTTCACGGTGGCGCACTCCACTAGTCTGATTGGCGCTACGCTTTGTCCCGGCCCACCGAGTACATCCACCTGCACAGACAACACCGTGATGATTGATGACGTGAACCACAACGTAAGCGGAGCGCCTGATGCGACGTGGGTTTTCAGTATCCCGGCAGGGAAGTCTTTCCGCTGGTCCGGCATCACGGCTCAGACCGGCACGGCTCCCACATCGAACAACGGCGTATTCACTTGGGGCGGTGGCACCACCCAGCTTCGCATTGACCACAGCCATTTCGCTATCAGCGCCAACGTGACCTGGACTATCTTCGGGGAAACATTCGGAGTCGTGGACCACTGTGTAATCGCTCCCAACAATACAGGTCCGCGTGTGGTTGGTGGAGGGAACTCCTCATGGATTAACGCCTCTGGCATGGGCACCTCAAGCGCGATCTATTTTGAGGATAACTACATCACCGGCTCAACGCAGCTAAACGACAACTATCAGGGCGGCAGAAACGTCTACCGCTTCAACACCATCAACAATATGTCCGGCCAGACGCATCCTTTGGGCCACGACGGAACGGCAGGGAATGACCGTGGCGGACGGCTGACGGAAATGTACCAAAACAAGTTTACGGCTCCCTCCTGCTCAGGCTCGGGCGGAACCTGCAAATTCAACATCATGTTCCATAGCGCAGGAACGGGAGCCTACTGGGGCAACAACAACCCGTTTATCAGCTCATCGGCTGGTGGAGGGTGGAACTTCTTTCTAACCACCCATTCGATGCGGGAAAATAGTTCCACCTACACACAGCAGCCCACCCCCGCTGGCTGGGGATATTGCGGGACGCAGTTTAACGGCACAGGTTCCAACTGGGATGAGAACACCAGTGGGACTACGGGCTATCACTGCATAGATGACCCCGGCAGAGGCAGAGGCGATCTTCTGTCCGGCTCGCACCCAAACAAGGTTAATTCAACTACGGGTTGCGGACCTTCGCAGGCTTGCGCCTATCCGCGCCAAGCATCTGAACCAATCTATGCTGGCTGGCTCGAAAACTTCAATCCGTCGAATGCTACTGGGGCAGCCTACTATCTGGACCAAAGCATACAGGGCGGAATCAGTCGCGTGGTGCGGAACGCGGACATATTTCTCTTCCAAGATTGTGCAACCGGGGCAGGAGCACAGACTGCTGGAGTGTGCGTTGGGACGTTGGCATCGCGGCAAACGAACTGCACGGCTGGCGTGGGCTATTGGGCGACGGACCAAGGAAACTGGAATACCAGCGGCGGGAGCAATATCAATTCCTATGCAGGGAATGGCGTGCTCTACCAATGCAATCCCGCCAATACTTGGACGGCCTACTACACTCCGCTCACTTATCCGCATCCGCTGGTAAACGCGCCTGCCCCCATCGCCACTTTCAGCCCTACCTCGCTGAACGTGGGATTCGCTCCGGTGGGTGTCGTGAGCAATCCATCTTCAACCATCACGCTCACAAATACCGGAACAGCGAACCTTGTCGTAACTGGCATCACGAGCAATAACGGAACCTTCTCCGGCGTGAATAACACTTGCGGGGCTTCAGGTACTTTCTCTCAGGCTTCACCGGGGGCTGGTTTCACGCTGACGCCCAGCCAGTCCTGCACCTTCCAAGTAACGATGCAAATAGGGGCTGTGGGGCCAGTAAGCGGAGGCATCACGCTGTTTGATAACACGGGCAATGCCGATGGCATGAACCTCACAGGCGCAGGAACGGGCGTACCAGCACCAGGAAATACCTTTGCGGGAATCCTAAAGTCTAGCGGAACGGTGACAATGCGATGAGAAAACTTGTAGTAGTTGCGCTTCTGGCGCTCGGGCTTGGCTGGTATCTGCGAGCACAAACCACCACGACTTACACCATCATCGCTACAGGTGCGCTCGCCAACTGTGCGCCGGTTGTAGCGGGGCAGACGCAATACTGCTTTGCGGTGGAAGGGCTGGCTATCTCAGTCAAGGGTGGCCCTTACGCTCTCGTAGGCTCGGCACCCGTGCTTTCCGTGAACGGCCAGACAGGAGTTGTTGTGCTGCCGATTCCCAGCAAGGTTGTATTCAATCCGGTTACGCCTACCGGCACGCTGCAATGATCTTGCGAGGGAAGGGAAGGGGAGGCGTACCCGGTGCCGCTGTTCCCAAGCTTTCAGGCGTTCCGGCTTCTCTCGCAAATTCTTGGAGGACTAAATGACCCAGCTACTTAGCTATATCTCAGCCCATCAAACGCTGTTTGCTCTTGCAGGGTACTACGTTCTGAGCGCCGGTGTCGGCTCGCTGCCCATGCCGGATGCTTCGAGCGGGAAATTCTATCGCTGGTTCTTCCAGTTCAGCAACACGCTGGGAGCGAACATCACACGGGCATACGCTTCCAAGCTACCTAAAGAATCACCACCAGCAAACTAGGGGAAGCTCAAATGGGCCATGAACCTACAAAAACTAGCGGAACTCAGCATCGGCTTGGGAGCAAGCATAGGCGTCCTGTGGATTGTCTTGCAGATGATTCGGGAGCTTCGCAAGCCGGGTGAGCGTTCCAGCGAGAATGGCCACAGCGGCTCAAAGCCCGTGTCCTATTGGCAGCAGGAGTTCAGGAAAGCAGTACGGGAGGAACTGGAGTTATCCGAGATTCGCACTGCAAAGTTTTTTACCGATGAACTACGAACTACGCGGCACGATTTGCGGGATGAGATTCAGAAGCTCGTAGCGAATTTGCGAAATTAGCGGAGGCCCAGCCCAATGCCCCAGCTTAACTCTGACCAAATCCTATTTGTCAGCGCACTATTCAATGTTCTGACATACGTTGCGATGGTATGGAAGAAACGCAGGAATGAAACACTGGAAGAGGGCCAGCGCGACTGGAAGTTTCAGGCCATGTGGGAAGATTTCAAGGAACGCAAGCACATCAAAGCAAGGAATGGAGGCACACATTGAGTCACCCGCCGAAAGATGGGGAAATCTACAAAACCACTTGCACGTCAGCCGATGAAGGCGTGGCTACCTGTGAAGGGGATGGACTGACGGCAACTGCGGAGAATCCCGATGGCTACTTTAAGGTACATCGCCGCTACGTATGGAATGTCACTGGCCTTGCTGCTGACCCTCCTGTGGGCGATGAAGGGCAGCCACAGTCCGGCGATTAGCCGCTGGTTCCGCGCTCAGTTCTACGGGGCGCTGACGGTTGAACTGGCCCAGCATATAGCAGGTTGGGATTCCGATCTCTACACGTTCATCTACATCCCCTACACGCTGATAATGCTGGTTTGCTCGGCGCTGGTTGTTTTGGAGGCATATGAGCCTGGCTAGGGCATATGTGACGCTAGAAGCGGCATTCCTGCTATTGCTGGGCGTGCTGGTGCTCTTAAAGACGCGGACTGGGACTTTAGGCGTACTCGGCTGGCTTTGGCTCTCCTATGGGCTGTATTTGCTCTCTTATTACTGGCTGTACGTCCATCAATGGGTCTTTCTGCGGGATAACGGCAGCTACCTCATTTTCATCACAGCAATGCTCTACATCGGCGCAAAGCAAAGAGGCTGGATTCGCTAGGTGGACACCTGGACCTACGTGCAGGAATCCGGCGTGATGATTGACCCGATGGGCAAGCTGCTGGCCAAAGGCTACTCGGGGCTGGGCTTAGCCAAGAATGACCCTGCCGCGCAGCACGTTCCCAATATGGGGCCTATTCCTTGCGGGAAATACACCATAGAAGCGCCGATTGACTCACCCTCGCATGGGCCTTACGCCATGCACCTGGTACCAGACCCCGAAAACGAAATGTTCGGGCGCTCCGCCTTTATGATTCACGGCGACAGCCTACATGCACCCGGATCGGCTTCAGAGGGCTGCATCATTATGCCTCGGGCGGCCAGAGAGGCTATCTGGCAGAGCGGAGACCACCGGCTGGAGGTTATCGGGCAGCTCATTGAGCAAGGCGATGAGTCAGTGGCCAGCGATTGAGTTTGTAAGGTCAAGTCGAGAGAAAGGAACCAAATGAAAAAACTAGCTGTATTGCTGTTGGCTGTAACGCTCATGGGCTGCAAAGACCCATACGGCGCATCTGAGAAAGCTGCTTTGAACATCGGTAACGCTATCGCGGCAGGCATGAAAACCGCTGATGACCTGCGGGTGAACGGTAAAATCTCCGTTCAGGAAGAGACAAGCATCCTCGGGTTCCTGAAGTTTGCCAACGACGCCAACGGAGCCTTTGGAAACTGCGCCCAGCAGGTTCACGCCTCGGGAGCCAAGACGGGCTACACGGCCTGCGCCTCGGTATTCCAAGTCGCGCTGTCCAATCCAGCGGAACTAGCGCTTATTCATGTCAATAACCCGCAAAGTCAGCAAGAAGTTACGCTGATCGTGAATGGCATTAACACTGGAATTGCTACGCTGCTTGCAGCCTTGGGAGGTCAGTGATGCCCGATATTAGCTTGGCGCTCGCTTTGCTCAACACCCTTCTAGGCTACATCGGCCAGCTACGCGCTCAGGGCGGGCTTACAGACGATGCCCTAGCGGCTCAGGTACAGGTAGTGACACAGAAAAACGATGCCGCCTACGCCGCGCTCATGGCGGCTCTCAACCCCACAACGCCTCCTATTCCACCGCCAACGGTTGCAAAGCCCTAATGAGTCACCACGAAGAAAACGACATCCTCCGGCTGTTGGTATATCTCAGCAACAAGGTGAGCTTTATTGAACTTACCTTGTTGAAAGTACTGGGTATATTGGAACAGGAGACACCCGTAGCGAAGTCTCTCACAATCTCATTCTCAGATATGAAAGGAAAAGCAATGGCAAACACAATCACTCTCACAGTAGGACAGACCTCACAAGCATCAGCGCATGAGTTCTCCGGGTTGGCAGGAGCTGGAGTAGAGCTTCCGCTGGCCGGGGCAATCTCTTGGGCGTCGAGCGATGCGGCGGTCGCCACGGTAGACCCCGCGAGTGGCCTGGTAACGGCGGTTGGCCCCGGCACGGCGACGATCACCGCGACAGATGCAGCCAATGGTCTGAGCGGCTCGGGCGTCGTAAGCGATACGCCTGTTGTTGCTCAATCATTGACGGTTGATTTCGCGCCAGCAGCCTAGTACCCTCACTCCCCGTTTGGCCCCTCATGGTAGTGGGTCTTTTGGCCCACTGCCAGAGGGCTGTCCTCGTCCCGCACACCTGAATTAGCCGCTACCAGCAGCACACCCGCAATTAATCCCGCACACAGCAGAAATCCCGCTACAAATCCCAGCCAAAACATCTCTATTCTCCCTTCGTGCCCTGAACGTCATACCATAGCTGGGCACTAGTTTCCACAGTTACCTATTAACTTTTTCCACAAGTTCGAGTACTACGCTAAAAATGTACTTGACACGATTCCGCACATTTGTGCATACTCTCGCCAATGAAGAAACATCCTATCGGCGACACGATTAAAAACTTCCGGCTGAAGCACTGCTGGACGCAAGCTCAGGCGGCGCAGAAGTTGGGCATCGGGCTACGGACCCTGATTTCCTTTGAGAATGGCGAAGAGCGCAGGCCCCGGCCACTAACAATAGCCAAGATCAACATGGCCATCGCGTCCATTGAGAAGGCGGCCTAACATGAGCTTTTTTTTGTTTCCAAATGTGCAGAACCGCAACATAAGCTATATCTCATTGAATTATCGTAACTTAGATACTCATCCAGAAGTCATCACACCCTCCCCAATACCTCTGGGTAGACATAATCAGGCTGCTGGGAACCTAAGCAACCTTTGCTTGCCATCTGCCACGAGCTTGGCCAAGTCCACCAGCTCGTCCTTGTGCTCAATCAGGAAGCGGCAAACCTCTGCCGCTCCCCGATGCGCTATTGCCTGCCCCATTTCCAGCCGGGCGCGGCGCTCGCATTGTGATGCGAGGTCAAGCTCCTTTAGTTCCAGCGTTCCTAGCGTATCGCTCGTGCATTCGATCAGGTACTCCACTCGCGGAAGGTTAGACATTCATGGCCCCTGTGTTGGTTTGTCGAGCGACCTGGAGGCGTGCAAAGTACGTCACTTGTAGCGGAAGTGCAAGCAGTATTTTACGGTCCCCCGGGTTCCTCAACGGAGGCCAGATGGGCTTAGAGCGAATCATGACTAGTTCAAAGCTCGATGTGCGGAACATGGAGTTCTTGGATGAAGTAGCGCGGAGCCTCAAGCCATTCGAGGTATCGCAAAGTTCGCTCGTGAATATCTGTGTCGGCATTGTAAGGCGTCTCGCTCAACGTGGACAAATTAGCTTCACGCCAGCGGGATTGCAAGAGTTCTTGGGTAATGAAGGTACGGCGGGTAATGGCGGTAACAAAAAGGGGAGATAGTGATGGCTAATCTTTCGAGACAGTTGAAGGCGATTGGTGCATGCGAGGAAGCGGTCATTTGGGCCAAGGATTACGATTCGCTCGGTAACGCCTGGAAGGCCTGCGAGCGCGGCGACTGGATGTTGTGGCTCGTCGGAAAAATGCAGGGCAAAAAAGGCTGGCCAACTCGCCAAGAAATCGTTTTGGTTGCGTGCGATTGCGCGGAGCTCGTCCTGCCGATCTTCGAGAAGAAATATCCCGACGATAAGCGGGTGCGGAACTGCATCGAAGTGACGCGCAATTGGGCAAACGGCAAAGCGACGATTGACGAAGTGCGGAGCGCACGCTACGCCGCCGCCGCCGCCTCCGCCGCCGCCGACGCCTACGCCGCCGCCTACGCCGCCGCCGCCGCCGACGCCGCCGCCGCCGCCGCCGCCGCCGCCGCCGACGCCGACGCCGACGCCGCCGCCTACGCCGCCGACGCCGCCGCCGCCTACGCCGCCGACGCCGCCGCCGCCTACGCCGGCATCGCCGCCGCCTACGCCTACGCCGACGCCGCCCGGCTCCGCACACTTCTTTTGTGTGCGGATTTCTGCCGGCAGCGACTCACGATTCCCGCAAGCATTGAAAGCAGAAAGGTGGCATGACATGGACCGCATGGACCGAAATGAAATCGAGCAGTTCAAGACTGGCGAGTGGGGCGAGTATGCCGACCTACGGCAAGACGAATCGCGGGCTATTGCTCGAATCGCTGCAAGGGCGCGGGAGCAGAAAGCCTACGAGCTAGTGCAGAAGGCCGAGACGCATCTGCAAGCGGCCAACGACTACTGGGAGCAGTGCTCAACGGATTTGCGGGAACTGGAGGACGTTAACTAGCCATGAGCGAAGAGACAAAAGCTGTAGAAGTTGTGCCGGACCCAAAGCGAGGGCTGGTAGTGAAGCTCTGCGAGGTGATGGCCGCCGTTGGTTACCTACAAAAGCGAGGTGAGAATACGGCTAGCAATCAGGGCTATAAGTATGCTACCGAGGCGGACGTTGCCGAGCGCATGAGGGGTGAGTTTGCCAAGCGTAACGTGTTCATTTTCCCTAGCTTGATCAAATTCGAGAGAAACAAGCTATCAGGAATCAAGTACGACAAGGTGGTGGAATCTTTCATCACGGACATCACGATGCGCTGGACTATCGTGGACGGCGACACGGGGCAAGAGCGAGTATGCGACATACCTGGCTGCTCGGCCTCACCCGGCGATAAGCAGGTCTACGTAGCTATGACTGGAAGCGAGAAGTACCTGCTGATGAAGTCATTTCTAATTCCCACCGGCGATGACCCGGAGAATGACTCCAATGAGCCACAGGAAACGAGAGAGACGGCCAGAGCCGAAGCAAAGGCAGTGGGCGAGGCAAAAGTAGCCGACCTGAAGAAGAAAGCCCCACCTAAAGCCTCTGATAACGGCGCATCGCTTTTCTACGCGCTCCAGCCGAGCGGCAAATACGCTGTTACGGGTGATATCGACCTGATGCGGCGAATCTACAAGCAGTTCAAGGCGCAAAAGTTTGAGGACAAGGACGGAGTGTTCTATTCGCTCGATGACGAGCAAATCAATCTTCTGCAATTCGAGTGCAAGGAAGGCAACATCCCGCTGAAACAGCTACAAGGGCCAAAGAGCTAATGCCACGCGGTAGAGCCGAGTTACGGGAGCATCTGAAGCGCTGCTTGGAGCGGGTAGACCGCGTACCCGAGGACGAGCCGTGGTGCGGGATTCGCTTCCCCCGCGTAGAGGCCCGTAAGCGGGTCACGAACGAGAAGAAGTCGAAGCGCATCGTGATCGTGACGGACGAGCAGAACTTCTCGGAGTTCCACGCAATGCGGGAAGCGTACATGACGTACTGCCAAGACAACCCAACTTTAGTAGCGCTGGCAATCATTAACGCTATGAAAGCATTCGACTTAAAGTCCTGGCTAGAAGAGCAAGCAGATGCAGACCACGTTATGAGCAGAGATTTGAGCAACGCCGAGTAAGGAGTGGGACTATGGAACGCCAAAAAGCACTTGAAATGATCGAAGAGTTGATTCGCGCCGAAGTCGAAGTTGTACATTCCTGCAATTCAACGCGGGGCCTCACGAAGAAAGCTGCCAACCGAGAACGTAAAGCAGTGGAAGCACTGTTTATGGCGCTGACAGGCGGAGGCATCACAGCAGAAGAGTTTCAAGAGATCAGCAATTGAGAACGCCGAGTAAGGAGGCCCAGCCAATGAGCAAAAAGAGATACCCAGTAGAACTCGATTGGGAACTGGCCAGCACTGAGAACTATACAGGCATGGTTGGGCTGAAGTGCGGAAGTTGTGACCATCGATTCGGCAAGAACGAGCAATTCTGGCGGCAAGAAACGCAAGTCAGCTATATGCGCGGAGATGATGAAGTCGATTGGAAGTGCTTGGCATGTAAGCCGAAGGAGGCCCAGCCATGAACCACTACTCAACCCCCAGCCGGACCCAGGTAGACCGTGCTCTCGCGCTGCTGGACGAGGAAGCTGAGCGGCGCGAGCAAGCGGTAAAAGCCTTCTATTTGCGCGAAGGTGCCTACAAGCCAATAGTGCACTGGAAGCTGGCGCTAGTAGGGCTGTTCTGCGGCGGACTGCTGGCAGCGATAGGGCTGTGGTGGCTGATTACCACGGTGCTGGACAGGATTGAGCTGTGAAGCTCACGAAATCACAGCAGTTACTTCGCATCCATTTAAGGGAAATCGGTATCGAGACGCGACCAGAATACCGCTTTTGCTTGGAGCGCCGTTATCGTTTCGATTTGTTTTCCGAGGAGCTAAAAATGGGATTTGAAGCGGATGGCGGGCAATGGTCAGGTGGCCACATGAGGGGCAAGGCATTAGAGCAGCAATACGAGAAAGATCGGCTGGCTCAGCTCATGGGATTCAGGATTATGCGGTTCACTAACAGGGAAATTCTGAATGGCAATGCGCGGGCGTGGCTATCGGCATGGCTGGAGGGGAAATGAACGGACAACATCAACATTCTCTAATCTGCCCAGCGCGTTATTTGAGCGGGCAATGCAACTGTTCGTATACGCAGCCAGAAAAGCCGACTGAGATGGTCAGTTTACGAGAGATTAAGTCGCGGCTGGCAACGATTGAGCAAGGGCAGGGCGTGATCTGCGAGCGGTTGGACAACGTACTCAAGCAACAAGACCAAGACCGTGAGGCAATTTCTGGCTGGATAGCGATGCTACAAGCAACGTGCCAGCAACGGCTGGACGAGATACGCGGAACCTTGCTGCACCAGCAATTCGCGGCCAACGCCAGCAAGCCAAAGAAGCGGGGAAAGAAGTAATGGAACGCTCTACACAGCGGGACGTGGTGCTCAGACGCCTCCAACGAGGCCCAGCAACCAGCCGGGACCTGGCGATGTGCGGCGTGCTCTGCTACACCAAGCGAATCAGCGAGTTACGCAGGGCTGGCTGGGAGATCGTTTCGAGCGAAAAGCGCGTAAATGGCTCGCGGCATGTGACTTATTCGCTCAAGGGCCAGCGGGAGTTGTTTGAGGGGGCGGCGTGAGCCGAGTGCGCATACGCAACTGGGAAAAGTTCCAGCACTACAAGGAACGTAAGCCTCCCTGGATAAAGCTATATCGGGAAATCCTGGACGATATTGAGTGGCATAACTTGCCAGGAGAGGCCGCAAAGGGGCTGATTATGCTCTGGCTGATTGCAAGCGAGGAAAATGGCTATCTTCCTGATAGCAAGACGCTAGCATTCCGCTTGCGAATCTCAGAAAACAGAGTAACTGCTTTGCTTTCAGACTGTTCCTCATGGTTTGAGCATAATGCTAGCAACGTGCTAGCAGACTGCAAGCAAGATGCTATTCCAGAGACAGAGACAGAGGAAGAGAGAGAGATAGAGAAAGAGAAAGAAGCTGCGCCTTCGGCGCTTGTGCCTGTAAGCCTCTGGCTGGAGTTTGTGGAGATGCGGAAGAAGATTCGCAAGCCCATGACGGCCCGGGCAATCGAACTCATACAGAAGGAACTGCGGAAACTGAAAGACAAGGGGGAGGACCCGGTAGAGGTCCTAGAGCAAAGCATTCGTAATTGTTGGCAGGATGTTTTCCCGGTCAGAAAGGAAAAAACACATGGAGCAATTCAGCAACCAAAATCCTTCGACGCTATTCGCAGGGAAGAAGGAGACGCCTCTACGCGCCGAATACTTGAGCGCAATCGTGATGTCCTTAGCGGTACTGGAGAGGCACTTCCGGCGCTCCCTGGACGAGTTGGAAAAGCAGATTTACATTGACGCGCTGCGGGAACTGAAGCCCGAGCAGATTGAACGGATCACGAAAAAGGCACTCAGGACTTTGAAGCGGATGCCTTTGATTGCGGACTTGCTCGAATTTGCGAATGAAAAAACGGAATGGATGCCTCCACAGCAGCAAGCAGAGACGGAACCAATGGGCAAGTACTGCAAGAATTGCTTCCCGGACGGATGGTGGAAGAGGGAAAGATCGGACATGCCAGGCTATTTTTTCGTTAGCCGATGCCCATGTCATAAAGGGACTCCATGAGCGAACCCGTTGCAATCATCTGCCGGATTGGACGCAGGCGGTGGGTTACACGGAATGGATTTCACGAGCAGGAATTTGAGCTTTTACCGCTGGGCGAGAAAGAGCGCGGAGAAAGGGACATCGATGAAATGCAACCGCAAGAAGTGCCAGAACGAAATTCCGAAAACGCGGCGCAGTGACGCGAAGTATTGCAGCCCGAAGTGCCAGAAGCGAGATGGCGTATTGCGTTATCACAAGAGGCTTTTCACGTCAGCGCGTATTTGGAAGCCGGGACACACGGAGCTAAGGAATGCTATTTAAGTCCAAAGAACTAAAGGCCGAGCGAGGCTACACTGACCCGCGCAGCTATGTCCGCAATGATGGCAGCGAGGTATTGTATGGGCGGGACTGGACAGCGAGGAAGCGGGAGATATGGGAGCGGGGCAATGGCAAGTGCGAAAAGCTAGTGGAATGGGGAGTTGAGAAACAAATCTACTGCCGGAGCGAGATGCATGACCCGCACCACATCAAGCCGAGGAGCAAGGGGAGGGATGATCGGGCCAGCAACCTAATAGGGCTTTGTCGTCTCCACCACTCTTTGCTGGACTATCGCAAGCCACGCTGGAGCAAGCAGATTCGAGTCAGTCTGGAGGGTGTGTAGCCATGATTTGGATGAAGGGATATTACTTTCACAGGCCGCGCTTCGTGCGCGATCCCAACGGTAGAGCGGTTGGATTTGGATTCTGGCGCTGGCTGGTGTATTGGCACCCGGCCCCGCGCAGGGGATAGCGCCAAGCGGGAAAGGGCTTAAGAGTTTTTGCGACCACCGAGCTTAACTGGTGTTGGGTGGCGACCGCATCAAGGAGACTGAGATGGCTTATTGCGCGTTTCACGACAAAACATTCCCGGACATTGCTCCGCGATGCCCATGGTGCTGTGAAGGGTTTCCTAACTCAGAAAGGCTGATAAAAATGATGAAAAATCCTCTGGAAATAGCGATAGACGACCTACTTGGCGCAATATATGACGCAGCGGAAGGACAAGAGGCGTGGAAAGAACATGGGCCATACCAACTAATCATTAAACGGGCCGATGAATTGAAGAAAATCGCTCATAAGAATCGCGCATGAAACCAAATTACCAAACGATTGTTGCTGACCCACCGTGGCCTTATGAAAATGTAGAAGGCCCGCGTTCGGCACCAAACCACAGACCGAACAGTTGGAATACGCCAACAGGCTGCGTTGGCAGCGCCATACGGTATGGGGCGCTTTCAATGCAGGATTTGAAGAAAATGGCCGTAGAAGAAAAGGCAGAAGTGAATTGCCATCTCTATCTTTGGACGACAAACAGTTTTCTAGTCGAAGCTCACGAACTTGCTAGGGCTTGGGGATTCAAACCCAAGACACTCATTACTTGGGGCAAAGTAAAGTCCGATGGTACGCCAAGCATGAAAACCGGCTATTACTTTCGCGGAGCGACGGAACATATTTTGTTTTGTGTGCGCGGTTCTATGCGTTTGAGCGGAGCAGCTTGCCCGACATTATTTCTGTCGCCACGGTTGCCTCACAGCGTAAAACCGGAATGGTTTTATCGGATGGTTGAGCAACAAAGTCAGGGGCCATATTTAGAGCTTTTTGCCCGCACGATGAGGCTAGGTTGGGACTCTTGGGGAAATGAAGTCCCGAGCACGACCGCGGTTGCCGATGGGCGGTAGCCATGATGCAGGAGGCGAAGATGGCAGGAAAGCGTAAGGCGAGGGGGCGCAAGCCGAAGATTAAACTATTAGGCTTCGACGCAGCAAAAGGGAAAGATTTTACGGCTAAGGTTTACGGTTATGTTAGCAACGGCGGCACGGTAGTTATCACCAAAATAGAGTACGGCGTGGAGCGCCAGCCATGACCCCGCCGAGCAAAGCGGCCCCCAAGCGGGGGAGGTGGCACAGGATTAAGCATTTGCTGGGCTTGCAGGGCTATGAGTTCGTGGGCATCACGCACGAGGATTCCTGTCCGGGTTTCTGCTTCATCAGCGGAATCAAGCAATGTGATTGGAAAGTCACGATTTGCTGTCGAGAGTGCGGCCAAGTAAAAGTGATTTGAGCGCGTCGAGTTGCTGGCGAGGACGCGGAAAGGGTGACACATGAATGAGCTATCGTGGAAGGACTTAGCGAATGCGCTTGAGAAGCACAAGCCGAACATAATGAAGCAAATGAGTTTGGCCCAGCTAACATACATCACGCGAGACTTGAATGCGCAGCTCGCCGCACTCGCGGAGAAGCCAGCCGAGCGGCCAGCGGACGGTGGGTGGTCGAAAGAGCAGTGGAAACAAAACGCCATCCACTGGAACAATATGTGCGTGGAGGCATGGGAGTATCGAGACCGTGCGTGGGAAAAGATTGATCTACTTGAGGCGAAACTGGCCGAGCGGCCAACGGGAGGCTCTATCCCCAAAATCCCCGACTCACCCGACACGCGCCATGCGGTGCATACGATGCCGCTACTCGATGCAGGATTGTTCCAATCGTCACTCGTAAAAGACGACCTGCTGGTGATTGATGATGAGTTCTTGGTGCGCGTCAAGACTCGTGATGCCGCCATAAAGGGTGCGGCGTTGGAGAAGGCGGCGGAGGTCCAATGGCGTTCAAGGCGTGGAGCGATTCGCACTTTGGAACCTGAAGCTAAAGTGGCCATCCGTGCGCTGGCCGACTCCCCAGTCAGCGGGGAGACGCCGAAGGAGGAGGCATGAAAATTAGCTTTTGGGAGTGGCTTTGGATTTGTGTAACGCATCCAGCCGATTGGTGGCATTACTGCGTAAGGCGGCGCCCATGAAACCCCAGCGAAGGAAGGCGAAGCGGGTGCGCTACGAATACGAGGCCAGCACTGCCGGAGATGGTGCCTGGATGGTGAAGCGCAAGCACCTGGACGATGGCACGTGGGACGAGGCTTTGCTGCGCGACGTGCCCATCACGTCCAGCAAGGAAGAAGTCATCAAGGCGGCGATCAAACGCGGGAGTTGGGCATGACCGAGTACGCGCAGAAGGTTGCGAGAGGAGAGCGGGGGTGAGAGTGCTGGTTGCATGTGAGTTCTCGGGAGTTGTGCGCGATGCCTTTATCGCCCTGGGACATGATGCCGTATCGTGCGATCTGCTGCCATCACTTCGCCCCGGCCCGCATATCCAGGGAGACATTTTCAGGGTACTCGCGGACGTGATTAAAGGGCTAGAAGTGTTCGACCTGATGCTGGCGTTCTGGACCTGCACGCGCCTTTGCAACAGTGGAGTCAAGCATCTGTATATCGGCGGCAAGAAAAGCAACGGGGAAAACTGGGACACATGGCATGAAATGCGAACATCCGCCCTGAACTTTCAGCGCATTTGGGACTGGAGCGCAAGAATTCCCAAAGTGTGCATGGAGAATCCCGTGATGCATCGTTACGCCGCAGCCATGATTACGGTGCCGCGAACGCAGATTATCCAGCCCTATATGTTCGGGCATGGAGAGACAAAGAAAACCGGACTTTACCTGAAAGGATTGCCTCCGCTGGTGCCGACGAATATGGTCGAGGGCCGCAAGCCACGGGTGCATCACGAATCGCCAGGAGTGAAGAACGGACTGACGCGGGCGCAGCGGAGAAGCATATTCCTGCCAGGAATTGCAGACGCGATGGCAGAGCAGTGGGGCGGGACGAAGGGCTGAGGGGAGGCGGAGATGAGCGAGAGAACGTGGACTGTAGTGATTTTAGTGCTTTCGATAACGGCAAGTTTTTTGATTGGATGGGCTTATGGCCGAGCGGTGGGCCGCGCCGAGCAGAAGCGTTGGAGCGATGAGTGGTACGCGGCGCATCAAGCGGTGAAGGAAGTGCCAGCGCCAACACCTTCGGTACTATCTGATATTCGCTTCCACATTTGCGAGCGAGCGGTAGATTTTCGTGGTCGTGAATATGGCCCTGAGTATTGTAAAGACGAGACTTTCCCTTGGGACCCGCCCACCAAGCCAGCGAAGGCGAAGCGGCAACCAAATCTCATCATGCAAGGCGGATACGCATGCTACGAGGGAGCGGGCGATTTCGTGCTCACGAGGCCCTGCACAGATGCCGAGCAAAAGGAATTGCTACGCCAGATTAAACCAGCCGCGCCCAAGCAGGAGCCAGCACTAGTAGTTCCAATAGTCTTAGGCGAAGAATGCGTATTCGATAAAGACTTGGTGGGCAAATGCCAGCCGTGGGCCGAAGCTCCCAAGCCACAGCCCGTAATCAGCGGCGATTATCCGTGCACGCCCTGAATACCCTTGCTCAAATCTTGGTGAGTCGCAACCATGAGTAAGATGTTTAGAATAAAGCAATTCTTTTATTCGCTGGATATGTGGCGGATGGGCTTTGAGTTTCGCAGGGCATGGGACTTTTATGAGTGGTATATGACAAGTGAACTTTTTGAGAAAAACAGGAAGGGGCCAGCGCCTGAGGTGCGGCCAGCGCCATGAAATGCCCAGCGTGCGGTAGCGAGCGAAGCCGAGTACAAGGCACAGTGAGGCTAAAGGACATGATCTTGCGCTATCGCATGTGCCAAAAATGTGAATGGGTCTACCAGACCAAAGAAATACTCCAAACTAGCAGATTGATTAAGCAGGGGACCGCGGCATGACTTTCTTGGGCCTGCCGCCAAGCTTGCCGTTTTCCCGAGAGCTGGCTGCCTTCTTAGGGCTGCGTATCTTGCCCAAGGCTACAGCAGCAGGGTTCTTGGGTTGGCATGCGCAAATGAAATGTCCACATTCCTTGGCCTCAATTCGAGGCTCGACCTGCGCAATTGCCGCTTCTAGTTCGTTCGCCGATGAATTGGGGTCATTAGCCCATTCCACAAGTTCCTTTTCAATGCCTTGCGGTTTCTTGACCTTCACCTTGCCAACTCCCCAATAAGGAATGTCTAACACTGGTCTACGTGGGCGTTTCACTTCGTAGGTGCCCCATCAATGAGTTGCACGGCGCGCATGGCCTTGTTCGGTACTGGCTGGCCATAGTCGCCATCTGATACGTCTACGTAGCCTTCAATTAGGTCGCGCACTTCTTCAAGAATATCCACGAGTTGGTCATTTGTGGCGCGTAGGCGGAAAATTTCCTGCTTGGCCTGCTCCATCACTTTCACTGCCTCATCAACGGTGCTCATGTTCGTTTCCCCAGTAATTCCCCTCTTAAGTCTCTTTCGCACTGCCAAATATCATGTAAAGCACCACGAACAGGACACGGATATTCTTCCGTACCACGCTCTGGAATCCAGCGGAATAGATGCTTCTCTACCCGAGTCAGTAAGTCAAGCGCGTACAACTTGGCTTCCATTGAGTTCACTATCCCATCAAGGAAGTCCTCGGCTTCCTGCGTTAATTCGTCGCACCCACCGTGTACGTGGTCATTGGCGACATAACGTCTGAGCAAGAGCAGGAGTTGTTCGCGCTCATGCACGTTGAAAACTCCCAGCGCCAGTCGAGCGGATACCCTCAGAAGCAAGAGCAGTGACAATCTGTTTTTGTGCGTGGTCCACAGATTCGGCGGCCACAAGCCAATCAAAACCATGCACACGGCATTGATAGCACTTCTCCCTTGTCGGCAATGAAATGGCTGCAACCAAATCCTTCGCTATTCTAAATGTTCCGTCCTGCTTTACGATTGTCATGGCGCCTGCCTCACTTTCTAACCCCAGCCTACAACCTAGCGATGGGTTTGTCAATGGCAAAGTGAAGTACTATGAAAGATTGTGAGTACTAGTCTAGCACAAACACTCCAGATACAGCCTAATAGAGTGAAGTTAACGGCGAGGGCTTGACTAGTCGTACTGAACAGCACATATTCCACTACAGAGTCACCGAGCGCTCCGCCGCGCCGAATTATGGCGGCAATGCAGCCCAGCGAGTAGAATCATCTCCAAACGATACCTGCTCACCTATCCTGATGGCAGCCGCAAGCACATCAAGCGCGAAGAGCGCGATTCCCTCCTATTGTCCGGCTGCGCAAAGCAAACAAACATAGACCGTTATCTGTATATCGGGCCTGTGCATACATTCCATGCGCTGGCCGATCTGCGCCAGCTCTCAGTCATCCAGCAAAGCGAATGCAAGCGTTTCCTAGAAGGGCAATTCACCATCATAGCGCCAAGGACCAATAAACGCTCGAGCGAGCGCCTGGAGACGCCTGGCGGCATGACAGCAAGGCTAATCAGGCAAGGATTGGTGCTCGCCTGAGATTCTATCCACTTGTGCTGGCCGATTCAGCCCGCACTATAGTCACTGAAGAGTCTGTAAATGCTTGGTGGAAGGGCAAATCCATGCGTATTACCCACATCCCAGCTACCTGCCCACGCGAAGAGCATCAGGACAAGCCTGAAGTCCATCAGCAAGCCCTAGAGTTCACCCGCCAAGGCAAGATCATCCAAAAGGTGCTCCGATTCCACGACTAATCAGCAATACAGCCCCTAATCTACTGCCCACTAATTGGCATTTAGTACTGACAATATTTGGTCACAAAGCAAACAGCTGTAAGTTCAATGAAATCAGCACGGCTATATAAGCGAAGGAATTGGGTTGATCTCCATGCATCTCACGCTCTCTTCGCATCATTCTGTGTCAATCCTGACACACTCATCGTCTCACATCCGTACCGCAAACTGCCCTGTTATGGTGCAACGCATGATAAGTCTAGTGTTATCAACGCATATTGGTTAACATAATGGTTTATTATCGGACGCAACGACAAAGGATGGTCACTGGGGAAGCCCCTCGGAGTGACTCTTTAGTAGAAGGCGGGGCAGTTGCACCTGAGAGAAGCGCGATTTCTTTGGCCGGGGGTATCTGTCTAGACAAATCAATTTACAAACTAGGGCGGGGGCCTATTGTCTAGACATGGAGCGTATACAAATCAACTTACGTCTAGACAAAACGGAACTTGGGGAATGGACTCGGTTAGCTGGGGAATCTGGCAAAAGTCTTTCGGCCTGGATACGGGAGCGATGCAATGAATCTGGAAGAGATTGGGGAACGTCTGATGAAAAGCGGACTCATCGAAGTAGTGCCGGGGATGTGGGTAAGTCCGAATATGGTAGGGCCGAACAACACGATAATTCTCGAAAAGAGGGTGTGGGAGAAAATGCAGGAGATGGCAGAAAAGCTCGAACCTGTGTGCATGGGACAGAAAAGGGATATCACTGCTGGCAATGCAAGGGGCTAGCTGAAGCATGAGCCGATTAAGCAAAAGCATTGCAGCGTCTATAGCGAGGGACCAGGCGTTCCTGATGGCGTATTACGGGGATGAATCGCCGACAAAAGGGAACAAGACGGCTTCGGCGCGGGCGGTTGGATTTTCTGAAAGTACGGCGGAGGACCAGGCCGGGCGGGTTTTCAGGCGTTATGACAAGCGAAAGTTCCAGGAAGCGTTGAAAGCGGTTGGAGTAACGAACCTGCTGATGGGGTATCGGCTCAGGAAGATGATTGAGGAAGGTGCCGACAAGGACGCGATTGGGGCGATCCGGCTGGCTTTGGCGGCTAGGGGCGAGGCTACGGACCAGCAATCAGGGACGACGATCAATGCCATAGGGCAGGTCATGGTGATTGTAGGTGCCAATGCTTCCCGGATTAATGCTCTGCGGACTGCCAAAGCCCTGCCAACGGCGGAAGAGTTGGAGGCGGAGGAGAATGCCCGCTGTCAGGCCAGGCTCGATGAACTGAAAGCGCGGAATACGCCAAGGGGGTTGCTTGCGGAAAAACAGGTATCAGATATCCACGAAGCAGGTTCTGGACCATCTGGCGAAGTTGCAGCTAGCGAAGGGTGACATCCTGGTTGTCCGCGACGTGGAAACCCTCCACTATCTCTCTACCGTTAAAGTACCAGGACTCGATTCTGTCATCCCTCTCATATTTGCCCCGAGTGGAGTTCAGAAGCTTCAACGGCAGGATTTGCTGAATCTGCTGGAACAGCTCGAGCAGCATGTGGAAAGGCCGCTTTACGCCGATTCTCCCACCGCCCCTCTATGAAGCCTAAGCGCCAGGAAATCGTATTCGAGCCTGCAAACCCCGTGCAGGAAGCGTTTATCTGGAATACGAAGCGGGAGAGTATGTTCGATGGTGGCGTGGGCAATGGCAAGACTACAGGTGCCATCATGCGCCTGCTTATCCTTGCCAAAGAGTTTCCCGGCAGCCGGTGGGTTGTGGCCCGCCAGACTTACAAAACCCTGATGAACACCACCCGCAAGACTTTCGACAAGTTCTGCCCGCCTAGCTGGATCAAGCGCGATGTCAAAGAGAATATGGTGCTCCATAACGGCTCTGAGATTCTCTGGATTCACTTGGATGAAATGAGCGAAGGCGACTTGCGGTCCTTGGAAATCAATGGTGCTTTAATCAGCCAGGCCGAGGAGATTCATCCTGAGATGTGGGAGTTCCTGGATTCCCGCGTTGGCCGCTGGTCCAAGCCCGAATGGAAAGAGCCTTGCCCGGCTTATATCTGGGGCGAGTGTAACCCCAATGGCCATGACTGGATATACTTCCGCTTCCATCCCGATGTAGTTGGAGAGCGCAGCGACAGGGCCTATTACTTTGGGGAAACTGGTATCAACAAGGCCATGCTTGACAAGAACTCCCCCGGCTACTACAACATGCTGATGGCGAAGCCAGAAACCTGGAAGCGCCGTTGGGTCTATGGTTCAAGGGATATCTTTGAAGGCGCCATACACCCCGATTTCAAGCGTGAGGTGCATGTTTATGACGCCGACCGGTTCGACCCCTACGACTCCCTTAACATCAAATCCTGCTGGGGATGGATGGACTACGGCCTCAGCGCTCCCACCTGCGTTCTCATTAGCGCCTCTTCCAGCGATAACTTTCATTTCATTACGCATGAGTATTACAAACGCTCTACTCCTGGCCGCACGATTACTATACGCGAGCATAGTGGCTCCATTAATAAACTCCTGCGTGATAATCGATATTCAGTACGCGGCATCTATGCCGATCCGTCTATCTTCGTCGAATCCACACGTGACCGCAGGACAACTACCACATCCATCGCTCAGGAATACCGTGAATGCGGTCTATATCTGCAAAGAGCAGACAACAACGAAGCCGCCTCTATAGCCAATCTCCAGGAGCTGATGTACATCAATCCCCGGCTCCGTAACCCGGTGACAGGTTTATCTGGAAGTCCACGCCTGTTTATTAGCTCCCGCTGCACTAACCTGATTGACCAGATTCAGCTGCAAAGGCACGCCGAGACACGCAACCCGCTTACCGGCGATAAGGAATTCACAGAAGAGCGTGCCGAGGGCATCCCCGATCATGCCTATGATCCGCTCCGCTACTTCGCTAATTCGAGTGTCTGGCAGGCTGTCCACAAGCGCGAGCAGCCCACGATTCCCCAGTATAGAACCGGCCCTGTAACCGAGAAGGCTGTGCATGGCTATGCCCGTCCCGGCAACGCTCCGCGCAGGAACAACAGTTGGCGCGACCTCCCCAAACCCCCGGAAATCAATCGTGTCAGTCAGTGAAGATAGAGACGGAAAACCATTGCCATGTTTTTGAAGAGCGAGCCTGGCTCTTCCATTCGCATGATGCCGGTTCAACCGAGGAAGAATACCTCTATCTCCTCTATGCGCTCATCTATTGCCTGAAGCCGTTGAAGGTTCTTGAGACTGGCTCCTACCAGGGATTGGGTACGGCTTATATCGCAAGGGCTTTACAGCGGAATGGATTTGGGCACGTATTCTCGCTGGAGATTCATCCGAATCTGGCCAGAAACGGCTGGAAGCAGCTTGAACATGAGGAACTTGAGCAATGGGCGGACATCGTGGTCACTGATTCGATGAAGTATCTAGAGGAAACGAATGAGCGATTCGATTTCGCTTTTTTCGATTCCTTGCTTCCGCTTAGAACGAAAGAACTGGAAATCTGCCTTGAGAGGAAACTAATTCCTAGCGGCACTATCTTTGCAATGCACGATACCTCCCGGCTCCGTACCTGCACGGATGGCACGCCCGACCCGCAGACGACTGAGCATTGGGAAGCGTTCCAGAAAATCAAGGGCATACGCTGGATTGAGTTTCCACTATCGCGTGGCCTGACACTAGGGCAGGTGGAGTGAAATGGGAGCCGCCAACCCCATCTCGTCTTTTGGCATGCCTCCGGGAAAACCTGATGGTGTTCCTCCGCTCGATAATGGCCCTGGTGCTCGGGACTCAGATGAAGGCACGCATTCTGATGACGCGAATGAAGCTACGGAAAGAGTCGCGGGACTAAGCGATGCGGAAATTGTCTCGCAGATCGAACGCTACCGGAATGAAGCGTTCATGCGGGAATACATCATCAGAAACAACTGGCTCGACTGCTACGGACAGTATCGAAACAAACAGGATTTTGATGATAAAGCTCCTTGGCAGAGCCGAATCACTTTTGCAAAAGCGCATTCGGCAGTTAAGAACTTCGTTGCGCAGATCATGCGGACGCTCTTGCAGACGGAGCAATGGGTCACGGTAGAAAAGGAAACTTCAACGAATGCCATCTTTGCTCCCTTCGTTGAATCCGTGATCCTTAAACTCGCCAGAACCGCACATTTTAGGAGTCAGTTCCGCGATGCCCTGGAATATGGAGCTATCTGTGGTTTGGGATGCCTGAAGTTCGGCTGGGCCTATGACAATGTTTTTGACTTATCGGTTGGCGGCGATGATACCGGACCATTCCTGACTCAGAAGAAGCGCAAGGAAGGGCATCTCTATGTCCAGAGTATTGACCCATTTCATATATGGTTTGGCCCTCGTACACGCGACAATAATCGTTATGACTTCATCATCGAGGAAACGCTGGTTGACGTGGATGAACTCAAGGGCCAGAAAGGTTTAGAGAACACCAATGAGTTGGAGCATGTCGATAGAATCGCCGACCAGATGTATTTCGCTGACCAAGTATATACACGCGATTTTGCTCGATACGATAAGAGGCAAATTCCAGCGGAACATTACCGTAAACAGGCTCTTATCTGGGAATACTGGGGTGACATCATTGACGTTCACAGCCAGAAAGTTGTGGACTCCAATGTGCATATCCTCATTGCGAACCGAACGACAATACTGAAGTATGAGAAAAACCCTTATTGGGATGGGCTTCCGCCTTACATCATCTTTTCACCGCTAGTTGTAGCTGGACGCTTCCCTGGACAGGGACTACTCGAAATGAATCTTAGCGTTAAGGACGGAATTGACCGTCTCGCGCAGATGCAAGAGGACCACTTAAAATTCTCTGTTGTGCCGATGATGGAGGTAGAAGCTAGTGCGCTCGAAAATCCAGAAGGAGATATGCAGACCGGTGTACAGCCAGGGAAAGTCTTTTACAAGCGAGCCGGGGCCGGGGCGCAAGCGGTTGCTGGGGTACAGTTTCCGCAACTCGGAAACTCTTCTTTCAATTTTCAAATGGAAATGTCTAAAGAGTATCAGCGGGGAACTTTCATCACTGAACAAGCACAAGGGCTTCTTGACGTTAAAGGGGAAACAACGGCTACCGAAGTCCAGTCCACGCAACTCCAAAGCACCCTCTCGATAGCGGACATCGCCCAAACCATCGAAGATAACTGCCTGATATTTGTAGCGGAAAAGATTTGGGCGCGAGCCTTCCAGTTTATTGACTCTACAACCAAACCCACATGGACGGATTTGCTAGGGTCACAGGTAGGACCGCTACTCGATAACCTGCCGATAGATAAGCGCCTCAGTCTCATTTACGGGAAGTATAACTTCCAGGCTCACGGCATGAGCCGGACGCTCGAGCGCCAGCAGAATCTTTCTAAGTACAAGGACCTGATGGCCATGTTCGCTCAGATGGGCGGACCACAGGCAATGGCCCAGTCCGGCGTCAACATGGCCGGAATCTTCCGCAGAATCTTCGACTCCTATCACTTCCCCGAGCCTTGGGAACTTGTTCCGCCAGAAGCAGAAGAGATGCAGGAGCAATCAAGACAAGCCGCCGTTACCGCGCAGAATCCTTATCACAAGGAACAGGCCAAGGCATTTATGCAGCGATCTAAAATTGTGGAGCAGTCCGATCAGGACGCCCTGCACAAGCTGATGGATGCGGCACAAGGATTGGGCCAGCCACCTAATCCTCCCGGTGGAACGCAATGAAAGTGATTGACAAACTGAATTTCCAGTAGTATAATGAAAAAGGAGGCATACTATGCCAAACGTAAAGCCAACTTCGGGAGCAGCTACCGAATCTGCAATTGACCAGGCGCACATGGTGGTGCCGTCAACTCCAGAGACTCCGGGGCTAGCGGGTGAAGGGAATTCAAAGGGCGGAGGCGAAATTTACACCTGCGCATTCTCTGAAACCGAAACCCGTCCACAGGAATTGCATGGTTCGGTGAATTATCAAAAGACCACCGCCGATCCCGGCAAAGCGCCTTCGTTCATCCCTTATACGGATTTGACGGACCCCAAGGGCACCGTCCGAGGGTAACGTGAAGCGGTACGCGAAGGGTGGAAGGTCTGGCTCAGACCCCAGAGTAGAGGCTGCCTTCCATGAGGTGTATACGAACGTGCCCAAGACAGTGAAGGCGACAGGAAAGACGGGCGCAGCGAAGGAAGCGATGATGACGGCGATTGCGCTATCGAAGGCGCGACGTTCAGGAGCTAAGGCATGAGAAAGCGCGTTCCCGGATACATCACGCAGGAAAAGAGCAATGACTTCGGCATGGATGTAAGAGTGCAGCGTCCCACAGGAGACGGGTCATCTGGATTCCCCCCTTCCGGTGACCCAGTTCCTGAAGGCCAGACAGCCAATAATGAGAATCTCGAAAAGGATGCCAAGTTCAGGAATGTTATTCCTCCGGGCGAGATCGGTTCAGTAGCGGAAGGTGATTTAGACATTCTAACTCTCAAACAGCATCTTGATACCGCTCCCTATATGGCAACGGAAACTCGCCCACAGGAGTTGCATGGCGCAGTTAATGTTCAGAAGGTATCCCGCGATGGGAATGTTCCCTTCAACAGCTATGCGACTTTCACGCCCCGCCGTGCTCCCATGCCAAGGAATGCAGGAGATGAAGGCTTCCTTGAAGGCCCGCCGAATCTGGCAGCGGACCCGCTGATGACGGATGCGAACAGTTCTGAACTCTTTTTCAGGCGTCCTACCAGGACTGAAAGCCTTTACGGGGCTAATCGGGATGGAGTGCTGGCGGCGGAGAATGCCCCGGCAGAGAAAATCAAACGGTGAACCCTACCCAAGCCCAAATCGAATCCCGCCAGCAGGTCCAGGAATTCCTTGATCGCGTGGCCAAGCCTCTGAAGAACGTAGCCTCCAAGATAAAAAGTGAATGGTTTGGCAGGCCGGATGAGGAACTGAAAGCCTGGATTGAGAAGGGCCGCGCCATTGAAGAAATCAAGGATACACGCGGCTACCAGATGATTGTAAGCCAGCTTGAAAAAGAGCTGGAATGGACTACGAACGAACTGGATGTTTGCCCGAAGGAAGTGATTGACCAGCTCCGCGAATACCGCAAAGGATTGAAGTTCATTCGGGCTTTTATTCTGACGACGGAAAAGAATGCAGACTTGGCGGGAAGTGTTTTGGCTGGACGGGCTGGAGCAATAACCAAAGAGACTTTCATAACGAATGCTAGGGTGGAGGGCTGATGCCGCAAGCAGGAATGACTGGCGATTTATACATGGATGCTGACAATCCCCAATCCACATTGGAGGCTCCCGCGCCGCCAGCACCACCCACCGACATTCCTCCGCCTACCAAAGAGCCGCATCAACCCGTACAGGTGAGAACTCATCGGATGGCAGATGAACGCCCTGATGGGACTATCCGCGATACTTCTGGCGATGCTCTCAAACCCAGCAATGATTTGAATTTCCGCAATCTCAGCGATGAAGAGATAAAGAAGCCGGTTGAAGCTCCACCTGCCGAGCAACCGAAGGAAGAGCCAAAGCCACCCGAACCTCCCAAGGAAGCTCCTCCCGCCGTTGAAAAGATGTATGCAGGCAAATTCAAATCACCGGATGAACTTGAAAAAAGCTATCTTGAAGCCCAGAAGAAACTCACACAACTTGCTCAGGAAAAATCTGAACTGGAAAAGAAAGCGCTTGCCGTTCCCCCGGCACCTCCGCCTCCAAAAACTCCCCAGCAACTAGCGGCGGAGCAGGAAGAGAACACCAAGTTCCTTAACGAGTTTGTAGCCAATCCGAAAGCAGCCGTAGACAAGTGGAAGCAGGAAGCTATCCAGACGACACAGGTAGCTCTCCAAGCCCAGCAGATTGCCGAAAGCTGGAGGAAGATGAATCCGGATTTGGCTGAACACGAAGTTAGAGTAGCTTTTGAGGCTACCCTATTAGCACAGTCTGACCCCGAACTTGCCGGAAACCACGAAGCCTTGCTGCAAAAGGCCACTGATAATTTCAGGCAATTCACCGGGAAAATCAGGTCTGAGGGTGCCAAGGAAGCGCTCACACAAGAGACGCGGACAATCCCGCTTCTCAGCAGCACACCAGCAGCAACGACGGAACAACCTTCTGGTAAGGCTCCGCTGACCGCAGAAAGTGCATTCGACTTGCACATGCGCA